CAGAAAATATTGCCGCACAGCGAGGTAGCGGTCTTAGGGGCCCGGCTTTTTCAAGCCGCCTCGCCTATAACTGGGTTATCGTGATCGTCCCAGTTGAAGGCACCGTATTAATGGTGCCAGTTATTTCGGCGGGCTCGAACTTCTTAACACAAGTTCGAAGTTCGGCCTCAACCTCGGATAGCTGACGCTCAATGTCACTCTTAAAAGAGGACAGAGCTTCAACTATGCGGCCGACACCGGCATCATACTTATCTGAAGTCAGCATGATGCCATAAGTGTCGACAGCAGTGACCAAAACGGTCACTCCTTTGGAACTCGGAGGTGGCGCAAGATCTCGACAAGCTTGTCCACAGTGACAAGTTCTGCGCCGCGATCCTGCACAATCGGCGCTACCCGCGATACCACGGGTGCCGGTTGACAGGTTAACATGCGAATCTCACGCAGCATGTTGGTGACAGCCTTCTGCCGCTCTTCAGCGGGCCGGCTAGATTGTATCAAGGACACTGCGTCACTACGTGACCCAGCGTCGATGATAGCGGTCTCAGTTGGAGTCAGGAAGTCAGCGACACCAGCAACCAGGCCAGTGGTGCCATAAGCCTTGGCATTGGCTGCTGAATCATAGAAGAAGATGTTATATCCACTAGAATCAGCCTGAGGCACCAAGTAATTGGCCGTTGTCGGGTCGGCATCAACACCCTCACTAGGTGTAGTAAAAGTGATAGGTGGCAGCAGCTGGTAGTAATGAGCATTGTAGGTTGGACCCCACACATACTCATACCAAAATGTTCCAGCAACTGCTGTGTTTCTGCTGTCCAGCTCACCCACTGGTTGACCCCCACCGGGGCCCACCACAGTGAGCGTGCCCTTAGGAACAATGATGGCATTACCAGCATTGGAAATGTTGGAGCAAGGGTTGATAAAATCAATCGACCCCTCAACCAACACTGAAAAGTACTGCTTGCCAGTGACAGTACCAATCGGCACGTCGATTGCCACCAGTGCAACTGCCTGCACTTGTTGATCAAATGAGTCAGTAGCGCCGGTTAAAAACCAAGGCATACGTGGGTTGGAGCAATCGCACGAAGCTGAAGCTGAAACCCACACATTCGCCATGACACTCTCATCAAGATCTTTGATGAAAGACACGGCAGCGTAACCCCCATCAATGGGGTACTTGCCGGGATCATTTGATATACCGGCCACGTAGCTTCCAGATGCATTGGTGCTAACCGTTGAGTTAACACGCAACATCAGCGACGTGAATCGGTACTTCTCATAGGCGTTTGACAACACCTTGAGATGAGTGGAATCGAAGAGCTGTGGTGCCAGAAACTTTGTGACGACGGGAGTGCCTTCAGACACCCCGTCGATTTCAACATTACCCAGAAACACTGAGAATGTCTCACGAACTATATGTGACTTCCCACCCCGAGACCGCACTCCGCGTGCGATCGGGGCGTCAACATACTGATCTACCGGAGCAGCACGTTTGGCTGCTACGGCGCGTGGGGCTCGACCACGATTTTTCAGTGCTCGAGCTCGTCGTCGTCGAGGGCGACGACGTCGTGTTGGGAGGACTTTAGCCTCATTTTTAGGGCCTTGGCGGCCGTTCCCTGCCATATATATCGTTTATAAGCGTTGCACGTTTGTACGAAAGCTCCCGCCACGTACCCGTGGTGATCCGAATTTCGGAAGTACCACTCATATGAGAGTTGCTCAGCAACACTCATACCAAATGCTAACGCAAAACTAGCACGCGCCTCCATCGAGACTGCGACAGGGCTAGTCATGGCCACCTCGTACTTGGAGGGATGAAACCCTATATCGCAGGGCTTATAACCCCTCCCATGACGCACGAGATACAAAGCAAAGTCCTGCAACACAGGCACGCCATAATTACACGCCAATTCCCCTTGACCCAGGGCAGTAAGATACCCCAACCATCCAACACCAGTGACAGGTGCGACGGAGTAGGTCATGCGAGACATAACCCGTCTCGGTTTCCTAACCATGCGCCAGCAACCAACAGTCTGCTCGACTGGTTGTGACTGGCAAAATTCAAACATTTCCAGGGTATCAACCACCTCTATCTTGGTGGTAAACCCGAAATGTGGAAAATA